TCTACAAAGTCATTTCTATTTTGAGTATCATAAATCGCTGTATTAATAAAATGTCTTGCATAATGATTATATCTAGTTGCTTCGTATTGTTTGGTTAACTTAATACCTGTGCCTACACCATCCACAATATAAATGCTATCAACTTCGTAGTCGCCACTTGTACTATAAGAGTGAAAATTAGTTACTCGTATTACATCGTTTACTGCTGGTGCAGTAGTAAATGTTATTACTCCAGTATTAGTGTTATATGCATAATCAGTTGTAACTGTTTGTATTAGATTATTTTTAAAAACTTTTACAGTATTAGAATAAGCACCTACATTGAATGTTTTATTACCAGAAACTGTTTGTGTAAATTCTGTAAACTGAGATTGAGTAAATCGAATTCTCATACCGTTTTGCAGTGCAAGAGTTTTACCATTCACTAGTGTAGGTGTAGTATAAGAAGTTCTACCAATAATAGTGTCAATGTCAATGGGGTTAGCAAGTACTGCACTTAAACTACATGGAGGAATAATATCAGTTAGCCAAAAGTATTTGTGATAGTTTATAAACATATCATAGTTGATTGGCAAGTCTAATGTATAAGCAGTTTCATTTAGTGTCTTATTATGATTGTTGACATCAACTTCATTAAATTTCATTGCATTAATAAGATCATCATACGGCATTGCACCTTGTATGTTTTGATCTGGATCTTTGTTTACAAGTCCAGGTGTAAACTGATATGTGTCATTGCTTCTATCATCAATGATGTAGTTGTCAGCTACAGTATTTTTAAGATACTGTTGCCCTATATAATTCCTAATAGGCTGTAAGCTACCACTACTAAGCAATTGCTCCATAGTAGTATCTAAAAACTGTCTGTTGACCTGTGTTTGAAATATCTCTGGTAAAAAGTTTGAGATATTGCGTGTACCAAAGTGTTCGTTAGACTCACCTGGTCTTGTGATCATCGGCGCCTTTATAGGTCGTGGACTGCGTTCGCTCATTAGTAGGATACTCCAGTGCTTTCAGCTATTGTTGTGCTGTTGGAAACAATACTGTTAGATACAATAATGTTTGATGCTTCAACTACAGGAAGAAATAGTTCGTCTCCTGCACTAGTTATTTCAAATAGTTCTTTGGTGTCTGTGCTATTGCCAACTGGTTGAATTGTAACTTGACTTATTTCACCAATCATGTTATTGTGAATGTATGCTGCCATTTCAGTAAAGTAAAAGTCTTCACCGAAGTCCCAGTTTTCAACTGCAAAGTAATCATTGATAAGTCTTATCACTTGCTGTTTTACTTCAGTGTCACTGAGTGTACTGTTTGCAGTTTTAGTTACGTTAAATCTAGCCTGTAGTTCATTACTAGCTAAATCACCAAATAGTATTTTATACTTAACTGGTCTGTAAATAACTTGATCACTAATACTCTTTTTAGTTTCTAATACTTCAAACATATTTGTAAGTTCACTGATAGTTGGCGGATTAGGTTTAGTTTCTGTTCTGCCATCATATTTTGCCCAAGTTCTAAACTGTCTATCGTAGCTATTCATTAATACATAAGTATCCACAATGTTTGTAATAGCAGGATCAATTACATTATTGATATCACTGATTCTATCATATTGTGTATGTAAGTTGGCTTTGCCATTTACAATTGTAGTACCATTAGCATCATAACATACATAGTCAAAACCGTCTACAGTTTTTGTTCCTAATTTAATAGTTTGTCCAGCTAGTACATTATTAAATGCTTCTGGATTAGTAGGATAGTCTCCATTATTAGGATCAGCAAGTGTAACTCTCACATTATGAGGATCTGTATAGCCATCTTGATATACAAAATATCCAAACAAATTGAACTTGTAGTCTTTGCCTAATGCAGTCGAATCTAGTTCACTGACAGGATTTATTCTCAACACTTTCAAACAATCTCTGAGAGGTTTTTGTGTTTCACTGCTGAATGTACTGTTGAAGTTTAAGTTGCTAAATTTAAGTTTAGCACTACTACCAAATACCATTTGTGTTTTGCGAGTAAGTATTTCCCATTGTGTACTGCTATAGTTGAAGCGTATAAGCCAACTGTTGTCTATACCAGTACCGCCTGTATTACCTTCGTACTGTCTACTCCAACTACTCACTGCATTAAGTGTGGTTGTGTTAGCAGGAATGTCTCCACTTTCAATGATGTGCCACTGTTGTGTATCACTATTGTATCTCAGTGCAAAACTTACTTTTGAATCTATCTTGTTTACAACTTGTGTTTTAATTGTGTCTGTAAAGTCTTTAGCAAACACAGGAACAATACGTCTAACTCTTGCACCATCTTCTATTACACCACTCAGTACTACAGCACCTTTACCTGTGTTGTCATTTCCTGTTGGAATACCGTCTGCTGTATCATCACCTAAGCCGTCTTTGTAAAGTCTATCAACTTTGACCCATTGTGTGTTACTGTCAGCTAGTATTACTCTAGCAGTAGCATTGCTACCGCCGCCGCCTGTGATTGTAACTGTAGTGCCGTTTTCATATCCGCTTCCTGCATTGGTAATTGCAATAGCTGTAACTGCGCCACTTGTAACTGTGGCTGTAGCTGTTGCGCCTGATCCAACACCGTTAACTGTAACTGTTGGAATACCTGTGTATCCTGTGCCGCCGTTTACCACTGTGATAGTTTTTACATACCCCATCTGATAAGGCGCACTAATAAATTCTACTAAACTGTTTAAACTTGCTTTTTTCAAAATGTTGGTTTGCACAAGTCCTGTACGCTGTACAATACTGTCTTTGGTAAAATATCCACTGCTACTTCCGCTTGCTTTTGTAACTTGGTTCCAGCGGAATACTCCTGTGATGTCTGTTTCTGTTGCATTTCTAAACACAATACCACTTGTTGTATTGTTGAAATCTGAATTGCTATTGAACGTTGTGCTTGTATAACCTTGTCTTGTGTAGTAAAAGTTTTTAACTTCTGCATTGCCCAACATAGGTCTAATATACTTTTTATAAATCTGTTCACCATTTAATGAGTTGGGTAAACTAACAAGACTTCTATTGGTCACATTATTTTCATACACATATCCGTCGTCTGTATATTGTGTTGCATCATTATAAGTTGCTGTAGGATCATACAAATCACGGAATCTACTATGCCCACTGTGTACACGGTTAATACTTTTAATCTTGCGAATATTTTCACTTACTGTTACAGGAAAAATACTGTAATCAGCAGCAGTAACCATTCTATCTTGTGAGGCAAAAAATCTAGGAGCATTAGCTTTAATACTAGCAACACTTTCTCTATTACTAGCGTTGGTTACATTACTCTTTAAACTTAATGTAAACAGTGCATTGTATATATTGCCATCGCTTCCTACATAATCCATGTTCATACTTGTGCTATTAAATGAATCAGGGTTAAGTGTATAAGAAAGGTTTAATCCAGTTCTATACCAAACTCTAATATTACCACGTGGAATATTACCAAATGCGCCATCGCCAAAAACGATACTTACTTGGTCATTTTCTCTACTTGTAACACTGTAAATATCTCTGATAGCATTACTTGTACTATTAAATATAGCACTGTTTCCAAATAGTTTATCAACTTTCGTCCAAGTTTTTTGTACTTGTCCAATTTCATCTATAGTTTGTACCCATACATTTCCGTTAGCAATATTATCAACATTAATATCTAATACCATGTTAGGCAATCCATTTGTAATATTAAAGTCTTTATATTCCATTGCACCTTGTTTAAATCCTACAAAGAATCCAGTATTTGCACTACTGTTTCCGCTGTTATCATTTTTGTATAAAAGATCGACTACGCTGTATGGATCAGGCGATTTTTCAATTACTGTGTTTTGTGAAGTAGTTTTGCTACTATAAAAACTAAATGTAGCACTCTTGTTATTGATTCTATTTTGAAAATTACGAGTTGCTAAATTGTTTGTACTGTTAGTCCGATAAATCTCATTAGTAACACTGTTGGCTGTAACTTTACTATAAGGTGATCCAAACTGACTACTGCTTTGAAACATGCTGTTCATAATAGTTAAAAAGTTTCTATAACTGTTAGGATCAGTTGTGTCATCAAACTGTACTGATATGTTTGCTAAACTATTACCATTTGCATCAAACACAGACTCGTTTGTTCTAACACTGTCTATCTTTAAAAATCCGTTGGCAACAACATTTCTAGTAGGTGTATATCCTAAGAAGTCAGCAATACGTAAGGCGCTTTCTCTGCGTTCTGCTGTGCTTAGATAATTTTCTCTGCTGGCTAAGTCTGCTCTGTATGCTAAGTTATGACCTAAGAAAGCCATAAGTTCTAACAAACTTACAAATTCACTTGAGTTGATCCAGTCATTAAAGTTTTCTGGATAGTTATTATTAATATAATCAACCATAGCGTTACGAATAGTTTCAAAGTCATAAGCCTGAAAATTAGCTTCACTAAAACTTTCGTACACTACGCTGAAATCTTCAGCAGCAAATAAACTGCTCTGTCTTGCGCCTTGTGCCATTATTCTTCACCTACATATGTTAACAACAGTTCTTCTGCTGTTCCTGTATCGACATATTCTAATCTTACTCGCACTTCTAGTGTATGCTCGTTGGGTTTGTTCAACAGTGTTTCTAAAACATTCCACCTAGGATCGTTAGTTACTATTGTGCTTACATCGTCTAGTGCTTCTGCTTCTGTTGTATAATCCAATGGTTCAAAAACCAACTCTGGTAGTATGCTACCAAATGTTGGATTCATTACACGCTCGCCTCTGCGGGTGTAAAAATGATTCATCAAGTCACGTTTTGCAATATCAACATCTTCTAATGTTTTACTGCCTGTGACTGTGTCTATTGTGCTATATCCGATATATGTTGCCATACTAATATTTATGGCAAAATTAACTGCTACTTTTTATATTTTGATCTGAGTACGTATAATATCGCCATTTGTCATGCTTTTTGTAATAGTAACAACTAAATCACTCACTGTGAAGTCAAATAGATGATCTAATATCTCTCCGTTGAGTCTTACTTCTAGTTTTTCAATTGGATCCATACTAAAACTAGTATCCATAGTAAATGTATTAGATCCGCTGTATGTGAATGTTTGATTTACTAGTGTTTGATTGTAGCGTTTAGCAATGTCTCGTTTTATACTTTCAGGAGTAAATGGTAAAAACTTCAGTGTTTCTGCATAGTATGCAAATCTTGCACGTTTGAGTTGTGCATCAGTCAACAAGTTCTTTTCATTCTGATCTCTCATATAATATATGCCGTTGGTGCGCATCCATGATCTGTTTTTATTGGTTCCGTAGTCTGCAAGTCTCAGTACACTAGCACACCGCATACACTTTTCTTTATTCATAACACTTCTAGACATCATATTTGCTATTGTGTCTATGTCTTTTGTTAAGATTGCGTTGGTCATATTGTACTGACCTTCTGTGGCATTACTGTAAAATAAATTACCTGTTGTCCAATTAAACAATATAAGTGCATCAAACATTGTTTGGCTCATTTGTACAATATTTTTAGACAGTAATTGTTTTTTTGCAATTTTTTGATATCTATTAAATTCACTGTCCCAAAGATCATATGCTTGTTGTTCAGTTACACCAACACTAGTCGAACTTTCTCCGTAACCTGTGCCTACATAACCATGGTATCTACTAAAATTAAGTGCAGTAAGTTTACAATCGTCGCTTGCGGTTAAATCTGATAGTAGCAACTGAGTATTGTACAATGATGTATTTTGCACAATAAAGTCTTCCCATACAGTTTGAAACTTTTTATTAACTTGTTCAAGTGTCATTAAAAAGGTCTCCCTTTTCTAGGATTAACATTAAGTTCTGCAGGTGTGGCGCTTTTAACAGATATATATCCTGATTTGTTTTGTCGCATACCAAGTCTTTGTTCTTCTTCGGTTGCAGGTCTACCAACTAACCCTGAGATATTATTATCTGAGATCATACCAACATTGTCATCATCTGAATCAGGACTAGTGCCCGGTGACGAATAGGTTTGATATGTTGCATTACTATCAAACCCATCGTCTGACAATCCAGACCCAGATCTACGTCCGACTCGATTGTCAGAATCAGTATTAGTATTACTAATATTACTGAGATCTATATCAACACCTTTAAGGTCTAGATTAGTACTTGCACAACTTGCAACAGGAGTTTGTGGTTCTGCATGTCCGCCCCAAGGCTCAGCTTCTGGAACTCTACTTGTAATACTTTGTTTCACTGTTTTGTTAACTGTAATATTGTTGTTAGTGGTCTTTGTTGCTGATGTCGCCGCAGGACCATTCAAATCTATCAATGGAGCAGTTGTTCTACTTGTGCCTTTAGCAACCAAATGATGATTTAAGTCTGTGGTGAATTTAATATCTTTAGCACTGTGTAGATTAAACTCACCTTTTACAGTTTCAAATTTTGTTCCGCACTCGCCTCTGGATTTAATATTCACACACTCGGCATCTAAATTAAAATCACCGCCTACATGCAAGTTAAAGTCTGTTTCAGTGTGCATACTAATATCACCACTGCTATAGATATCAACTTTACCATCACTGCTTAGTTGTACCCAGCTGTTGCCTGCTTGATTTATTACATAAACAATACCAGCAGTATCATTGAACAACATTTGAGCGCCGCCTGCGCTGCGTAGTCTAACTAAATTACTGTTGCCTGCTTGTCTGTCAGGGTCAGGACATAAACTTCTTTCACTTTTACTTACTGTACCATCATCAAGTACTAAACTGTGACCGCTAGGCGTGTTAAATCCAAATACATTACTTGGACTTTCTCGTCTAGCACTACTACTACTGAGTCCTCGAACACTGTCAAGACCTAGTCCTTGATTTGCAAGTGCTCCAGACAGTGGATGTCTAGGTCTGGTATTTTTAGTTTGCTTCTTTCCAACACCTTGCTCAAACGTAGGAGCAATTTCATTCTCTTTGTCTTCTACAAAACTCACAGCATTGTCAGGATAACTACTATTTCTTCCTGTATCTGCTAGAACTCCAAGTATAATGCCTTCTTGATTTGATCTTGTAAATGCAACTATCACTTCTGTTCCTGGAGCAGGAGGATGTGTACTCATACCGTAGCTTCTTGCGTGATCTGGAGCTTGATAGCTGCCGCCATAAGGCATAGCTCGTCTACATCTTACATAATTTTTTCTAGCTTCAGGATTTTCAGATTTAGATGAAAATTGTTCTTGACCAAATATTTCTACATAGCAATAGCCTTCATATCTATCATCTACAATTTCAACAACCATTCCCAGGTATAGTCCTTCAAAATTACCAAAACCTGCGATATTATCTTTATTTTTATATTGTCTAGATGTACCGTTGCCATCACTAGTATTTTGTCCGCTTCTTCTCATGTCTTCATCCTGTAAAAATATCTCTTAGCCACGGCGGAGCGTTTCTTGCTCTGAATGTGCCATTGTCTAATGGTCCTCCCCAGTAGCCTGGAGCTCCTTGTCCTACACTATCAGCTATATCAATGTGGAAAGTATCATCTCCCATATATCCGTTGCCTGCTCCAATACCTGTAGCACCGTAACGTTTGGTTTGTGCTATAAAGTTTTGTATGATAGGAACATCTGCCGGATTGTCTAAACTTAACCTTCTTCCTGTACTGTCTCTGAGTGCTACGTCTGCAGCCATTCCGTTGTTGTGTCTATCACTGCCTGTAAAACCTGTACTGCTATCTTGTCCACCACTGCGAACATCAACATTTACGCCAGCGGCAGCACCTGCATTAGCTAGTATAGATTTAAGTTCAGAGTCAATGGGTAATTTTCTTGTGTTGGCTACACTTGATTGACTTTCTGTAACTACTCCTGTGCCGTCAGCACTAGCAGGAGGAGCTGTTTCGTCGCCGCCGGGTTCGTTAGAGAGAACATCATTTTCTGGATCAGGTTCTTGTGCATCTGCCTCATCAGTAAAACGCTCAGCTTGTGTTTTAGTTTCAGCAGTGTCTATAAATCCTTTTTCTAAGATATCAATGGTAAGACCTACATTAGTACTTGTATCTCTGAATGCATCTAATGTCATTATAAATTGACCATCACTATAACTAGCATCAACTCTTACAACACGATATATTCCTATAATGCCAAAATTCTGTTCACTTACATCCATTAGACCTGTTTGTTGATCAGGATATGTTGGGAAGTTTAAGTTTAAGAAATAGTTTAGTCC